TTCTTCTAATTGTTCTGGCGTAATTTTGTTTTCTTGGTTTTCCATAATTTTAATTTTTAAATTTAATTTTAATTGATTTGGTTATAATTTATTATCACTTGTTTTACTCCATTTCTAATTATTCTTCGGCAACGACTGCAGGAACGACTGCAAAAGGTGCGTAGAATGTTTTGTCTACTGGAGTTTTCTGTAATTCAATTTGTGCATCCAAACTAGCTTTCATAGAGTCAACATCTAACCCAGCTTCTAACCAAGCTATTACATTTTCTTCAGTTAAGCTAGCGTATTCAGTAAAGTTGCCCGCGTCGTATGTTACGCTATGTGTTCCAATTGAGGAAGCTGTTTTTGTAGCATCGTCATTATCTACCGCGGAATATCCCCAGTGAATTGTGTTGATAACGTTATCTTTGCTATCGTGGGAAATTTTTGCGTCTAACGCATTAATCGTCCATTTGTAAGTGTTTGCCATTTTTTAATTTATTATTTATATTTGATAAATTTGCCATTATTTGCTTTTTTTAAACAATAGGATTTTCTAAACTTGCTTGGTATGCTGCTTTTATTTCATCTGTCCAGTATATATCAGCTATAGCTTTTACATTGTGTTCAATAGCTTTTGCATAATCACCACAGGAAACAGTGTCTCTATGATATGAACTTGATATAACTTTACCGTCTTCTATTATTTGATCAGAATATCTTATTTGAATATTTTTGTATTCACCAACTATTTCTATCTTGTCTTGTATTCTTTGTTTTGATAAACTCATTGTATTTATTTTTTTTTATTAAGTGGCTGTATATACAACACTAAAATTAAATTGACCTGAGGAGCTAAAATTATCTGAACTCATGTAAATAGTGTTACCACTACTGTTAACAATAACTCCTTGCATTTGATTGCCATTAACCCTAAAGTGTCCATAGTTATTTATTAAAGTAACCATATTTACTAAATCCCCTTCGGGAAAAGCACTGGGTCTTGTTTGTGCATCATTCGTATTTGATCCACTAAAGGGCAAGCTGTCTATAACAACATTAACAGCGGTACCGGTTTTACCTGTAAAATCAATTTTACCTGCAATATAAACAATGTTGCCAATCTTAGTGTATTTACCATAAGAAGATACGGTCGCACCTGGTAGATTAGATGTTGGCGTCCAAGTTCCTTCTTCGTAGTCATCTAAGTTATTGGCTGAAGCATTTGCGCCAAACCTAATTCCTTGAGCGGCGTAAGTATGCCCACTTGAAGCATTTAATCTAATTTCCCCGTCTCCTCTTACCGCAAAATATTCAGCAGTTCCATCTTTATCTTCTACATACAAAGAATGATTACCACTCCCTGTTCCTGCACTTAGATAAATACCATTATCTACCGTCGCATCGGATTTTACCCTTAATCTATATGAAGCACTATTTGCGCCCATTCCAATGCTACCATTACTGCCTATACGCAATCTTTCTGTTGGAGTTCCTGTGGCTGCATTATGATTACTAAACATAATCTCCCCATTACCACCTCCACCTCCAACAACAGATATTAGGTTTAAACTTCCATTATATTGACTAATTGCCCCAAACTGTGTAGGAGCAGCGTCTCTTCTTACTATAATACCTGCATCATACCATTCTCCAGAACCTCTAACATCTAAAGTTGACGTAGGCGAAGTCGTCCCGATCCCGACGTTTCCTCCAGTCATTATTGTCATAATTTCACCTCCAGCCACGTGCGTAAATTTTACCCCTGCTACATTTCCACTTGTCCAGTTAGAACCTGATATTTCTAAAGCAGATGCTGGAACACCACCATTGTCGGCCGTTCTTATGTAGTTATACATATTGTTATCTGAACCTGGATTATAAATCCAACCTATTTTTTGGCCTGTAGTAACCCCTATAAAGCCACTTTGAACATGAAGCTTTGATACGGGCGAATTCGTCCCGATCCCGACATCGCCGCTGCTATGTTTTACTACAAATCTTCCCCCACCAACTCCAGGGGCATCAATAGCAAAATCTCCCAAACCACCAAAACTTATTGATGTACCTGAAGCATTTCCTTCTACTCTTAAATTACCATTTACAGCTAACTTAGCGTTGGGTGAAGTCGTTCCGATCCCAACGTTGCCAGAACTATCTATACGCATTACTGTACTAGAAGTTTGTATAAAATCAATAGGGTGGGCTCCAGTTATGTTTTGTACTGTTCTTGAATATATTTTATTTGAAGTGCTATCACAACTAATAAGTAAAGCTCCAGTTGAACTAGCTTCTACTGCGTTAGCAATAGCCATTTGACCAATAACATGCAAAGGCCTACCAGGCGTGCTCGTCCCAATCCCGACGTTGCCTGAAGAATCAATAACCATTTTTGTAGATAATGATACTGTATCTCCAGCAGAACCTGTACTATTTTCAGTTCTAAATGCAAATCCCCCAAGTTTAGCTAAATTATAATCAATAGAACCAGCGTAACCCGCATTTTGTCTTATGTAAGCGGAACCATTATAATAAGCATTCACAATACCTAAAATAGCACCACTTCCACTATTATAATTTATAGTTCCATAATTACCATTTATTTGTATTGTTTTTCCTAACGCCCAAGCACTTGTATCGCCAGAAATTCCTATATTTCCTGCGCTTGTAATACGCATTTTTTCATCATATCCAGATGCTCCATTTCTAAAAATCCATCCTGTACCTGATGGAGTTTGAATAAATATATTACCTGTTTGATTATCAATAATTCCACCACCTGCTGAATTTAAATTAATTTGTGGTGTTGTTACACTTCCTGTAAAAGTTGGTGATTCTTCAAAGTTAGAAGTTATAACACCTGTTGAACTATTATACGACAATGCATTACCACTAACACTAACAGCACCCCTAGCTCTAGCGTCCGTATAATAAAGGTTTGTACCTTCACTTAAATCACTAGTTGTTGCAGCGGTTATTCTAGCATCTGCTCTAGCATCAGTATAATACAAATTAGAGCCTTCAGTAATATGAGCTGTTGTAATACCACTTATTTTATCGCTAGTAACCGCATTATCCGCTATGTTACCTGTAGCTATCGTTAAGCTCGCTATTAAATCACCTGTTACTTTAGTATTTGCCATTTATTTTATTTTAATTATTACCAGCTGTTGGGGCAAGTTCTCCTTTAGTTATTATATAATCAGGGGCTTCACCAGTAAGATAATATTGATAAGCAGGATCCATAACGAAATCACTTGTTATTTCTATCATACCAGTTAATACTGTACCTTTATCATTAGTTGATGAGTTAAATTTTAAGTCGGATTGTCTAAAATAATAATACATGTTTTATATTTATTAGGAAACATCTGTTGGGTCTAAAGGAACACTACATACTATTTGCACCCAATAAGTTCCATTCCAAGCTGCATTTCCTGCTGATTTATTAATTAAAATTCTCTGTGCATAACCAGTGGGACCATTATTGTCCACAATAAAAGTCCATGCGCCTACATTTACAGAATCAGAGACTCCACCTCCTGGACCTAGTATTTCACTTGCTGCCGCGGCGCCATAACCCATAATAACACCTTTTCTATAACAGTATGTGTAATTTGCTGAACCAGAGTTCCAGTGATTAAATACTGCATATACTTCAATAATATACCCTGTATTAAACAAACCATTAAAATTATAAGCAAAAGATAAAGTTGAGCTTCCTACACCAGTTCCTGATATTCCAACAGTATAAGGTCCTCTAATAATATGTTGTGAATTAGTTGCACCACCTACGACATGAAGTTTAGAACTAGGATTAGTCTCCCCGATTCCTACGTTGCCGGAGGTTAAGACAGTAAAACCATTAGGATCTGCAACTGAATTACCTGCACCATAAGCACCAACGCCTAGATGAAATCCATTTGAATCAGAACCCATCCAAGTAGAACCTGCACTAGTAGTGGTTCTACCCATTTGTAATTGAACTCCACTGCTTACAGCTTCAATATCTAAAGCAAAGTCAGGTGAAGGCGTCCCAATCCCGACGTTGCCGGCATTTGCACCATAGCCTTGAATTGTAAGTCTTTCACTACCACCTTGCCAAAAGCTAAACCTATTTACATTAAAATAATCGCCTCCGATCATACCTAAGTAAAAGTTTTTTAGCACTTCTCCACTTGTTTGCCCAGTTATATCGGTTACATCTTTAGTAGTTCCTATAAAACCAATTACTTTATATTGGCCGCTTGTTGGTGTTCCTGTTGTGCCGTAACCCCCATCAACATTTAATATTACATTTTTATTTGTAATATTAGCTCCTAAACTTCCATTTGGTCCTAATTCTAATTTAGACGAAGGACTAGTCGTGCTGATCCCAACGTTGCCGGAGCCAGTGATGCGTATTAATTCATCTTCACCGCCATCATTATTACAATTATTTCTAAATATAAAACCTGAAGCCGCATTTCTATTGTCTATATAAGTATCCCAAGGGCTGCTTGTGTTTAACCACATATCAATTCCATATCCAGCAGAATAATGTCGCATACTAAACTGAGGAGTACCTATGCCACCACCACAAACTATTATTCTAGAATTATCGGCATTATCAGCAGCATCAAATATTTCTCCTACAATACCGCTTCCCATATTACCTATTTTAAGTTGTAGGTTTGGAGTTGGAGCAAAAGTAGTCGTCCCGATACCGACGTTGCCGTCAGATTTAACTGCCATTTTCTGTGTTAATGCACTACCTGTGTTTGTCCAAAAACTTAAATTAGAATCACTTCCTGTAACTTGCTCGCGTGCTACATTAATTCCTGCATCAGCACCTTGTGTACTTGCATATGCTTCCATTTTAAAGAAAGTGTTTGCTGCTGCTTGTGAAAGATGTAAAGGTTCATCAGGCGAATCAGTTCCGATCCCGACGTTGCCGCCGCTTATATATGAATCACCTCCAGCAGAATTTATAAGGGAAGGACTTTGACCAGAGCTACCGGTTACAAATAAATACCCATGATTTGATGCGTTTAGTCCCGCAAAAACTCTAGAGGCAGTTGTTCCCACACCTATAACATTTATACCATTACTACTAGTTCCTTTTACAGAAAGAGTCGTTGTAGGCGAATCCGTCCCGATCCCGACGTTGCCGTCATTTTTAACAAAAAACCCTGTTCCTGTATTAGTATAACATCCTAAATTATATACACCTGTATTATCGGCTGTGTTAATAAACAAACCATAAGCATTTGTACCAGTATGTTTAAAACCTGCCACCCATTCGTTTGAACGAGTTTCATTAACTCTAAATCTTGCGTTAGCATCAGTTGTATTAATTTTTACTAAACCAGAACTGTCTATTATTAAAGCATCTATCCAAGTTATTGGATTATTTGCAGTTCCAGAAGAAGATACTGCAAAATCAAAAGCACCATTTCCACTGTTAAATTTAGTTGCACCTATGCTCGATTTGTAATATTTCCAAGCACCATCATAGTAAGCATTATTTCCTATAATTAAATTAGTATCCCTATAATTATAAACATAAGAACCATAAAATTGCAATGCATTACTATTTTGTATTGTTTGCCAAGAACTTGGTGTTACTCCAATTCCTACGTTTCCAGTAAAACTAGGTGAAGCTAAAGGTGCTTTCAAACCTAAGCTAGTTGCTGTTGTAGTTGCAAAGTTTGGGTCATCACCTAAAGCCGCAGCTAATTCATTCAATGTATCTAATGTAACCGGGGCTGAATCTGTTATAGCCGCTACTATATCTGTTTGCGTGGCATAACCATTTGTTGATAAATAAGAACTTACTCTTGCATCTGTATAATACAAATAACTAGCATTCTCACCTATATCAGCAGTAGTAATACCGTGGCTAGCGTTTAAATTACTCTGGACTATTACATCGTCTGCTATTAGTTTTACTTTAGTTTGTGCCATATTATTTGTTTTACATTAATCTTCTAAATTTAAAAACTACCGCATGCCCAGTTAAAGTTTGATTTGATTTGAATTGAATTCTCATGCTAGGCGGTGTTGCACTATTCGCACTTGATATTGTTCTTAATTCTAAATCCATGCCTCTATAATGGCCAGCACTATTTAAATATATTTCACTAGTGTTACCAGAGTTTGTTCCCAAAGCGTACCAAGACATAGTTCCTGTCCAATACATTGAGTAGTTACTAGCCCCAGCGCCTTGTGTGTTACTGTAAACTTGAACCATATAAGAACCATTATTTCCTATGTCTGTACCATCTATTCCTGTTTCATGCCATGATCCAGCGGCTCCACTTAAAGATGATGAAATTGAAGTTGTTTGATCAACTTGAATACCAGCCGTCATATCTAAACCTTGATGTTTTACAATACCAGCTACATCTAGCTTTTGAGTAGGCGAAGTCACCCCGATTCCGACGTTGCTATTTTTCATTGACAAAGTTTCATAAGTAGTTGCCCCATCTATAGTGCCTAAAGAAAATATAGGGTCTCCTGAAGGAGTTTGTAACCTTGCATAGCCAACATAATTAGTTTCTTCTGCGTGAGTTAATCTAAAACCTGTTGTGCCAGTATCGTAACCTGTTGTTGTTACTTGTAATTTACTTTGAGGGTTATCACTTCCGATTCCTACGTTTCCTCCATTTGGTTGTAAAGCTAAATTATATGTTGTAGCATAATTACTATTAGACCTTGACTGTAACCAAAAATGCGGATTTGAACCAGTATCATGAAAGCCCATGCCTAATGAACCAACTCCAGAAGATTGTTTTAAATTTAATATTCCTTGACTAGCGCTTGATTCAAAAACCCCAATTATACTTGTTCTACCAGAACTGTCTATACGAATTCTTTCTGTAGGAACATAACTATTTCCACTATTTCCACCTGTTAAAAATGTTAAACTACTATCAACACCTTTTATTGATTGTAAATGAGCAACATTACTAGCGTCTCGCGGGAAAAAGTTAACTCCTGCATTTGAACTTGTGCCTGAACCTTGTATTTGTACTGTTGCATCTGCTCCTAATAAATGCAATAATGTACTAGGCGAACCAATTCCAATTCCTACGTTTCCTAAACTGTCTATGACCATTCTTTGGTTAAACGAAGTAGTACCACCTGTATTAAATACTATTTCTGCACCTGTTGAATCTGCTTTATAAGCATTAAACCTAAATTGTCTAAAAGTATCATAATAATCAATTTGTCCACCTGTTTGGGCGAAATCTGTAGAAGTTGCACCAAACCACTTTGCTGCTCCATTAACCTCTAATTTTTGACTTGGAGTAACTCCAATACCTACGTTTCCTGCAAAAGTTGAAGATGAACTTCCAACTGTTAATTGAGCAGCACCACCTGCGGGTTGCACTACAAAGTTATTTCCTGATGCCCCAAACTCTACATTTCCAGTAGGATCCGCACATTGCAGAGTTGCTGTACCATCTGTACTTGTAAAAGTTGCAACAACATTAGTTGCTCCTGAATTAAAGAATCCTCTTACTCCAGAAATATTTCCTGTAAAATTTCCAGCTCCTGCCACAGTTATTCCTGAGCCGTTTCCATTAATAGTTAATTTATCACTTCCAGATATACCAAAAGCTATACCACTAGAAGTATTATATGAATATATTTTTAAAGGTCTATTAGCATCTGCTTCTATTCTATGATTCACTCCATCCCACTGACCTATATTCATCTGAGCTGAACCATCTTGGGTTTTCATTCTATTTGAAAGAACCGGTGTTCCAGTAAATGATGGCGAAGCTAATGGAGCTTTTAAGCCAATGCTATTAGCGGTTGTCGTTGCAAAGTTTGGATCATCTCCTAATGCCGCTGCAAGTTCATTTAAAGTATTCAATGTTGCTGGCGAACTATCAACTAGATTTGATATTTGAGTTCCTACATAACTTTGAGTTGCGTAGCTGTTTGTTGTTAAATAATTACCAACTTCTGTTGGAAATGATGTAGCTGTTGCCACACTAGAAGAATTACCTAGCCAAAAATGATCGTTAGCAATATTGGGAATATCGTTTGTTCTAAGTATTGATGATACCAATAATGATCCTGAGCTACCACTTGCAGATCTTGCAACTTTAGCAATGTTTTGAATTAAGTTAGTACCAGTTGGTTTTGTCATTGTTAAACCACCACCAGCTTTTACATATACCGTATCGTTTGATGCTGTGCTTGTACCATCAATTGTGTCTGTTGTAATGTTTCTTAAATAGCCACCTGTAATTGCATAGCCTTCTGCATTTACAGCAAGTGTTGTTAATAATAATCCTGCTGATGGCATTTTAGCACTATTACTTGCGTCTGCTGGTGCTATTTGTAATCTTTCTGATGCACCAACGTTACCGCTAATGTATACCGGAGTTCCTTTTGCAATACTTGCGGTATGTGTATTTTTTACGGGTATAATTACTGCTCCCGCTTCTAAACTATCTGATTGTACAGCTGATGCAATACTTACAATTTCTATAGCAACACCATTCGCAGGCGCTGCATCAAATGTTAATGTAGTTCCATCAACTGTGTATGTATTTTTAAATTGATAAACACCATTTAAAAATATAAATGTTTTTATTTCATTATCTATTGCTTGTCCTAATGTAAATGCTGTATCGCTTCCATTACCCGTAAAATTATCTTGATATAAAACAGTAGGGCCTGTATTAATGCTTGAAATAGAAATAACCTCCACGCTGTGCCCTAATATTGGTGCAGTTGTAAAGGTTATAGTAGTACCGGAAATTGAATAAGTACTTTTTTCTTGATAAACACCATCAATGTATATTTGTGTTTGATCTTCATCAGTTATTGAATTTTGTAAATCAAATGCAACAGTGCTGCCGTCACCTGTAAAATTATCTCTATATATTACAGATGCCGCGTCTGGTGAAATATTTTCAAAACCTAAATTACCCGCGCCGTCAGTTGTTATTACTTGACCGTCGTTACCATCTGACGCAGGGAAAGTGTATGCGTCGTTTATTCTTATATTATTAAGAAAACGATTTGCCATATTAAATTTATAAAATTATATTAACCTATTTTACTAATAAGTACTCTAATGTCGTTTGCTGTAGGAGCTATAGAGAACGTGATAGTGACCACATTAACACTTGTTCTTACTACATCTGCATAAACTGTATCAAATGAGTCTGCGTCATAAAGTTGTACCATAACATCTTGAGAACCTAAATTGTGTGTTACAGCGTAAGAAGTTGCAGAGCCATCTCCTATTGAAGCAGCGTACGTACTGTTTTGTATTGTTTGTATTTCTTCGTATGCTGACCCATCTTCTGTTAACTGCCATTTGTCAGACGTTTCATTCCATCTTAAAGCAACATTATCTGAAGTTCCTCTTTCAACTTCAATACCTGCATTTTCACTTGGGGTGCCTGCTTCATTACTATTTAAAGTAATTATATTATCAGCAAGGTTTATTGTTTCTGTATTTACAGTTGTTGTTGTACCAGAAACCGTTAAATTACCAGAAATTATTAAGTTCCCAGAAATTGTAGGATTAGCTACTAAACCAATTTTTACTTGATTGTTTGATACAAGTGTATCTATTTCATTTGTAGTACCAGCAAAAACTAAAGTGTCTGTGCCAACAACTACACTATCTGTGTTAGGCGTGCCAACATCGTCACTTATGGTTAAAGTAGAAGAAATTGGGGCAGTTGCTATAGCTGTAATTTGCCCCTGTGCATTTACCGTAAGAGTTGGTATTGCTGTTGAAGAGCCATAAGAACCAGCTTCATTTGTGTTGCTTGGACTACCTAGGCCATTTTCAGCTAAGGTGTCATCTAGTGTTAAAGTTTGAGTGTGAACGCCTGCTGAAGTACTTACTGTCCCGGTCAGCCCAGTTCCAGCTGTAATATTAACTGCTGTTATATCACCACCTACATTTGTCCAAGCTGAACCATCGTATACTTTTAATTGATTATCCCCTGTGTTATAGATTATCCACCCGGCGGTTAATCCCGTTGTCGGATCACCACCTACTTTCTGAATTACTGCATTCTGTAATTCGTTTTTGTTTAAATTAATATCTGTTAAATATGAAAGTGCCATAGTTTATTAGTTTGCGTATACGCTACCTTGAAAGGAAGCTTTAAATGTTATAGTGAAATTATTGTTATCAATGTGATTAATATCGCCCACTACATGAGATCCCGCTGAATCAATAGTGGTTACTGCTGGAAATTTTGCTAAATTATGTGGTATTGGTTCTGCCACACCTGCCGTAAAGTTTATATTTTCTCTTGAGAATGTTTTATCTGTTCTACCTGAGTTGTCTAGATTAAATAAGTAATATTTATCTTGTCTTAATGTAGAGTTGCCATTTAAGAAACCTAATGTAAACGTTACAAAATCATCAGAAATATTAGCTCTTACAGCACTTATAAAAGAATAATGACCAAACTCACTTATGTTATCAACTCTTGATATTTTAAGGCCTTGACCAACTAAATGGTTAAAAAATTCAGTTACATCTGTATCTGATATATTTTTAGTAGATACTTTCAAAGAAGTTATTTCACTAAAATTAATACCATTACCTCCGTTTGGTAATTTAAACCTACCTCTACCTAAAGGAATATCCTGTATTATAAACTGCTCAACAATACCATCTAAATTTATTAAACCTGAAGTATTTAGAAAGGTTGTTATGTCTTCCATTCTAAAGTTTTTAGTTTCTCCTCCAGCGTTAGAGCCTAGTAATTTATCTGTGGCTTGTACTGATTCATCTAAAGCGTATGTACTAATTCTAGCCATTAAATTTTATTTTTTAAATAAGCTTGTAGCTTTTTCAGTTGTTCGACCGCCGAAATAAGCTAAAACAACGGACATCATTACTTTTTCAAATGTATCGTTCCAAGTTTCACCTATGTGAAACGGAATAGAATCTACACTGTCTAATAAACCGGCTACTGAAAATATAACAATACACCACACTAATACTAATGGGCGTACGTTTTTCGAAAGCCAAGAATCTGACATGGAATCGGCTTGCCACCTTGAAGTGATAGCCTCCATCTCTTTATTTTGTTGTTCAAATATAAGTTGTTGTAATTTTATTTTTTCTTCACCACTTACATCAGACTTACCAATAGCTGCAATAGCTTCAGCAGGTGTTGTAACTCCACTGATTATATTGCCTAGTGTTGGGCTAGCAAGTGATGCCGCACCAAACAATAGCTTACCTACTGTAGTTTCTGCAAACTTTTTTTTTGGCTGACTCATTTTTTATAACAACTTTTTTGAGCTGGAGATGGTTTTTTTGATTTTGCAACAAATGAATTATCTACAGCTGCTTTAAACTTAAGATTATCATCAAGCTTACCATCAGCCGAAGCTTTTTTCAAACCTGCGTTAAACTTTGCGGCTGAACCTAGATTTAACATTGGATCTTTACCGTCTGTACCTACTAGACCTCTACTTTTTAACGAGCTGTATATATTACCAGCTTTTGCACCTTTTGTTCCCATGATTTATTTATTTTTGTTTTTTGAACCGTAGCCACCCATTTTAAAACCTGAGCCTTTACCGATATTTTTATTCCTATTTATTTGTTGACTAATAGTGTTAATACCTCCGCTTAATGCTAAATCCATAGAGTTTTGAGCGCCTTTAATAGTTTCTGCAGAATCATAACTTGTTACATTTCTTTTATTTCCTCTAACTTTACCACCTAAACCTATGTTTTGATCAGAAGCGTTTTGAGCATTTAAAGCTTCACTAGCTGCAATACTTGTATTTGTTTCTGATTGTTTTTTCTTAGCTTTTAATTTAGCTGTTTTAATAGCGTCTCTTTTGGCCTTACCTTTTAAACCAGCAAGTTCAGCATCGATTCTTGCTGTTTTTATACTTTGATTTTTTGCAACTCTTGAACTAACTTTACCAGATCTTATATTTTTTCTAGTTTCATAAGAACTTTGTTTAGTACCATAATCATATACACCAAGTTCTCCTTTTTGTTGATTAGTATCAAGGTCGGCAGTTTTTTCTCCAGGAACTATTTTATCAAGAGCAGCTATTTTTCTAGCTTTTTCACGTTGTATATCCCTAGCATCACCCTTCTGTATTTGACCCATATCTTTTAAATAGTTTTCAAAAATTCCACCATAACCTTTACCAGTCCTAATTCCATCAATATCTTTATCCCAAGCTTCTCTGTAAGTAGGTAGCTTACTACCTTTTATTAACTTATCTCCAGCACTAGTTATTGTTCCCTGTTGACTTTCAATAGTACGTGTTATATTTCCACTATCATTAATTGTGTTTCCACTTGTTTGTAAATCTACATTTTTTGTTTCTACACTAGGTGCCACAGAAATTATACCATCATTTCTTTCATTTAATTTATATTCATCACCTTTAAGACCTCCTTCAGGAATTTTTGGCGATTGACCTTCGTTATAATTTGGATCTGTTTTTCCTGTTTGTTTAAAAGGAGAACCTTTAAGTTTAAATGGTGTGTTGTTTTTATAATTCATGATTATTTTTTTTAGCCAATTTTTACTGTTCCTACTGATTTTTCAAGAGCATCCATTAATGCCATTTGTTTTCTTTCTTTTTCAATCTTGCTTTTAACAACAGGGTCAATATTTGTTTCACCTTTGTCTTTTGATCCTTGATCAGTTAAATCCGGTGGCGGTGGACTAGAAGGTTGTTGATTGTTACCAGGTGAAGGTTTTGTTTCTTTTTCTTTTTTCTGGTAAATATCTTTTGTTACACCTAAGTCAGCGGCACCTTGAACTAAAGCTTCGTTTAATTTAAAAGGTGATACTTTTGCTTTTTGAGTTATTGGTTGTGTTTTCATTATTTTACTTTATCGCTTTCATGGTAAGCTTCAGCTTCCCAAGCATTTGTTTTTGCTCCTTCCTCCATAACTTCTCTATTAAAAGTTTTCATT